TGCCAACATCAGAGCCAAGCGTGAACGCATTGCTGAGGGCTCTGCGGAACGCATGAGAAAGCCAGGTACCCGTGGTGCACCCACAGCAGAGGCATTTCGTCAAAGTGCAAAGACTGTGAAGAAAACGAGAAAGAAATAACATGCCATTAGACAAATCAAAATCGCCAAAAGCATTTCAGAAAAACATCAAAACTGAAATCAAAGCCGGTCGGCCCATGAAGCAAGCAGTGGCCATTGCCTACGCTGTGGCAGGTAAAAAGAAAAAGATGGGTGAAAAGATTTCAGCCACAATGAAAAAGGACAAAATGTCTAAAGGAAAAACCAAATGAAAAATCGTAGCACACAATCTGATACCAACATGAACTTTGATGGCATGGAGTCAATGGCTCCCAGCCGCAGTTCAAAGTATATGACCAATCAATGGAGTGGTCACATGAATGATGGTCGCCTGGTACAAAAAACACAGGCTCCAAACCGCACAGGCAATGATGGCTCATGCGACACTCCTAAGAACCTGGCACGCTCAGTCACAGGCGATAGCAATCGTCAACCCATGACCGCAGCCACTCCCAAATTGCCTGCTCAAGGCAGCATTCGTGACAACATCAACCGTGGTGCACAAGTTCGCACACCTGGTGGCACAAGAGCATGGATGCCTTCAAAGACTCAAAACTACCGAGGCAATCCAGACAAGATTCGCATTGGACAATCAGGTGATGGCACATACAACAGTGAAAAGCCCGGCAAAGTGCCTGCTACTCGTCGTGGTGACAACAACTTCAACTTTGGTCCCAAGAGCCAATACTAAGGACTAGCACATGACACCATTCATCCCTCAAGGTCCTTCAGCCATAATTGCTTACGCTGATGATTCCACAGACACTTCAATCACACTGGACACAGGTGCATATGGTGTGCCCAACTGCTTGCTAGTTGTGAATCCAGACGCTGCCAATGTGGTAGCATTCAGTTATAGTTTTGACAGCCTCAACACCAATGCCAGTGTGCCCACTTCGGGTGCCAATGGCGTAGGATGTGTTATCGGACCGTCAAGCACTGTGCTGTTGCGAATTGATTCACAGTATCGCACAGGCAATCTTTATCTGTCTGCGGCTGGTGACACCAGCACAGGCAATGTGTTTGTAACCCCAGGAGTAATTTAACATGGCAAGAATATCAACCGCAAATATGCAGGCCAAGCCTATCAATCAAAAGCGTGGCCCCACAACTGGCAATGAAAGCACAGGCACCAAGCGTGCTGACTTCATGGCTGAAAAGTCACGCACTGGTTCAGAGAAATCAGAATTGGCCGGCATGATCACCGACGCTGTTGCAGCCCGTGGTCGTGGCATGCAAGGCTTCCGTGACCCGGCAGTAGAAGGCCTACACACCAATACCAATGTTGGTCGTGGCCCCACAAAGGGCAATGCCGGCCGGCCACAGAAGTCAGGTGCTGCTCGTCGTGGCGCACTGGGCGCAACTTCAGGCTACTAAAAAACTATAACCTGGACCGCCAGGGGTTATCAGGCATGGTAACTGGCGGTATTTGATTTGTTTTGAAAGGATATGACATGAACAAGAATCAACCGCCTGCTGGCGACAGCAACATCTGGGACGATGCCGTCACAGAAACTCCCAAGAAAAAAGAAACTGCCCAGACTGAAAAAGTCACCACCACTCCTGCTGCCGCGGTTGTGCCTGTGACCAACGCACCTGAGTACGACATTGAAGGTCTCATGACCGACTTTCCCACTGCCACCGACCTTGAACGCTTTGTGTTTGACCAAACCGGCGTTGTGCTGAGCCTCAAAGGTCGTGCCAACAAACTCAAATACCAAGTGGCCATGGATGTGCTCAACGGTCAACCTGTGGAACCCAAGTTCATTGGTTCTGGCAATCCGTACCTGGACAAGACTGACCTGGTGCCTGAAGAGCCCATGAAAGAATTGCCACCAAGATCACCAGAGATTCCATCCTTGACCGAAGTGCAAAATGAATTCTTCACTGCGTTTGTGCCACACTCGGATCCTGAGTATCATGCTCGTGGTGTAAAAATGCATTGCACCTTTCGCAAATACCGGAACGGTTGCATCACCTATGAAGTGCTGGGACCAATTGAACCCAAACCATTTGGTGAAAAGATTGACAAGTTTGGTCGCATGAGACCCGAGATCATCAAGTGGACTGACCCAAGAACCGGAGAACAGATTGTGCAACGCGAAGATGGCACACTGACACCTGTGGGCCGCCGCCTGCGAGCCATGATGCAGACCATGAAGTACAATGACTCAAATCAATGGGTGCGCTACATTGACCGTGACTTTATCAGTCTGGACCAGCGTGCCGCATTGAATCCTTGGGATCTTGAAGAATGACCACGGACCACACACTGCGTGATGGCATGATACACAACGCTCGGGAAGCCCGACATGCAGATGAGACCAAGATCTTGCAAAAGGTCAACGCTGCCAACCGTGAAGCCTTTGTGCAACGCATGCCAGGACAATTGGAACATGTCATGCGCCTTGTGATGGAACGCCTGCAGCATTGCCTGCACAAAACACCAGACACTGTGTTGGACAGTCCCGACACATGGCCAGCCGCACCTGCTGAAATCTCTGCCCTGGCCAATAGCCTTTGGCATCTTGAACAGGTCCGCCAGCACTGGCCCATGAATCTGGAGCGTTGAATGTTGGATCCCAGCGTGCTGATGCGTCGTGCAGTGCGTTGGGTGTGCGATGAGAATTCGCTTGCACCCAACAACTTGCACAGTTTTGACCATGACACTCAAGAACGCTTGCGTGACCTGAGCATTGCTGTGGCCGACGACATGGTGTACAACCAACTGCGTTATTTTAGGCCTTTTGATCACCAACGAGAATTCTTCCGCACCAGGTCTGACCGTAGAGGCATCTTGGCAGCCAACCGAATTGGCAAAACGGTAAGCACCTGCTACGAAACAGCCATGCACCTAACTGGGCAGTATCCTGAGTGGTGGGAGGGTCACAGGTTCCGCAAACCAATCACTTGCATGGTGGCCGGTGAAGGATGGAGTCAGGTGGCCTTGGTGCTACAACAAGAACTGCTGGGCTCACCAGACATCAAACTGCGTGATAGTTTAGGCACTGGTGCCATTCCCAGAGACGCCCTCATCTTGGACACCATGCGATCGGATGGTGCCAACGCCATTGGCATTGAAATCCGGCATGCTTCAGGTGGCAAGAGTTACCTCTTGTTTGCCAACTACACACAAGAAGTGCGACAGTTGCAGGGTTTCAAATTGGACCTTGCGGTGTTTGATGAACAGCCACCAGATGACTTCTTCAGTGAAATTGTTACTAGAACTGCCACAACACAGGGCATGATCTTGTGCAGCTTTACACCGCTGAAAGGCCTCAATGGACTTGTATCAAAGTTTTGGAATCGCGAAGAGGGCTATGATTACATTCGTGTGAGTTGGGATGATGTGCCCGAATACGACCTATGGGGAGAACCATTCCTGCTGAACACCACTCGCAGACAATTAGAACGCGACTACTTGCCACACGAACGCGAGGCTCGTATGCAAGGGCGCCCTATCATGGGCCGGGGTGCTGTGTTTCAACTGCGTGATTGGCCAACCTATCGATCAGGTGAATTTAAATTTGCTGAAATGCTCAACATCCAGCGTGTGATTGCACTGGACTTGGGACTAGTCAACGACAAAACAGTTATCAGTCTCATGTACTGGGATCCATACGAACGCACTGCTTGGCTACATAAACAGATTGTGGTGCAAGGAGTTGAAGAAGCAGTTCCCACACAGTACATCAATCATTTACTGCGACCAGAAGTTTACGGCACTCCCATAGTGTTGCCCGCTGATGCCAACACCCAAGGGCGTTACACCATGAGCACCACCTCGATCCGAGAACTCTTCGAACAATACGAACTCAATGTACATGATCGGGCCATAATGAACCCACCTGACCCACAAGGACGGGTGACCAACCACAAATCATACGGTATCAACCAAATGCGTCAGATGCTGGAAGTTGGTTCGCTCATGGTCAATGAAAACTGTGTGGACTTCTTGCGTGAAGCCTCAAACTACTATGTGGACACTCAAGGTCGATTCAGTGATCCTGATGACTGCATTGATTCGGCTCGCTATGCCTTGTTGGCTTGTCTGCAGGGCATTGCTGAACCCTGGGACAACAAGACTCCGGCTCAACGCATGGCCGCACAACGCGAACGCTATGTGCAAAGAGATGATTCAAACAAGCCTGCTTGGAAACGATCGTATTCAGCACAATGATGCTATATACTACACGAAAGGACCAGTTATGTTCAACTCAATATTTGGCTATCCAGGACCTGGACAGAATAGCACAATGAATTCAGGCGCAGCACTACAAAACGCCTACAATCAAAATCAAATGGCCTCATCACAGCACAGTGCAAACATGGCAGCACAGCAACAGGCCCTGCAGGGTCTCTTGATGCAAAGTCAAATGGCACAGCAACAGCATAGATTCATGATCGATGGTAGAACCATGACATTCAATCAATGGTTGGATGAATTGGCACCAGGTGAGGACAACAGCCTGCGTACTTTTCTCATACTCAAATACCAGAATTCGCATGAAATCAGTGGATGAATACGGACAGCACTGGAACGCAGTGCCCCGTGCAGAATATGTTGCTGTGCTGGAAGAAAATGTCACTGTGTTGTGTGAGGCACACATGCAGGCCATGCGCTTGGCCTGCGAGGCTGCGGATGTACCTGCTGAATTCTATGAGATAGATCCTGCGGAAGAACCCATTGCTTGCCAGGCCTGCCACTTGGCCGAAGTGCAACGCCCCAAGATCGTGTTGCATTGACCTGAGTCTGCGCCCCACCCGCTAAATAACACAACAGATTAGGAATCCGCCACAATGTTGGACATTAAAAATATCCCGGTTAATGAAATTAACCAGAACCGAAAGATCAACGCCAACTTTGTGCGTATGAAGAACCTGATGGATGTGAAGATGGCTAGTTATCTACGCTATCTTGGCACCAAGAACGCCATCAACAGAGCCAGTGATTATCACTACTTGTGTCTTGCTGTGACAAGTTCAACAGCACCCGTTAACGGCATAGATTATATTCATCCCAGTGTGAAACCCGTGGTGGATTACGCCACTGCGGTGATCTCCAAGGGCCTGATTCCCAATGGTGAAGTCAATTTTGAATTTGTGGCAGATGGTGAAAGTGATGAAGAAGCCGCACGCCAGGCATCAAACATGGTGAGTGAAGTCATCAACGAACAGAATGACCCACACTTCTTGTTGGAGCGTTGGATCATGGATGCCAACATGCACAAGAACGGCATGATGATGATAATGCCTGTGCGTGAACCCATCACACGCTATGTGGAAACTTCAGGCACAGCAGATGAACTTCGTGCATTTGAACAACAAGCAGCGGACAGTGGACTCACAGCACTGCGTCAGAATCGTCGACGAACCGGTGTGAATCTAGAAGCAGTGCAGGCCGAAGTGGCACAACTGTTGGGAGATGCACAACAAGAACTGGGTCTGGACCAATTGAGTCAGAGAATTGAAATGTTGGGCACTGATGAAGAACAGGATCTCGAGGCCATGGCAGCCATGGACACGGCAATTGCTCAACAAAATCTTGACTCAGAATCTGACATTCTCAATGAAGCTATCCGACGCAACACCATTTACACAGCCAAGTACAAACTCACTGGT